CCACCTCCGGAGTGGTTAGAATTACTGAACTTTTAACCACAAATGGGGTTATATAGATAATTGATACATTCGTCACACTTTTGATGTTAATTTCTTTTGTTTTATGTGTGGCGAGCTACAGTTAGGTTAACTTAAATCAAAGGCTAACTAAGGGGATACAAAATGGGCGGTTCAATTTATTTACTCGTTTGGGTTTTTAACTTCATTTGCGTCATTTCTTGGGCGATGAATGTATGCAAAATCTACAAGAATGGGAATGAGGGTTTAATCATGAAGATAATCCGCATCACCGGTGTGGTAATCGTGCCGGTTGGGATTATTGCTGGATTTTTTGGGAAACTTTCAACAAGAAACTAAGGGGATACAATCATGGATCATGGGTATGTAAAGATCGAAATTCGTTGGGTTGCTCTATTTCCGGAGCCGCATGGTGTCGCATTGCGCGGATACAAGAGCGATGGAAGCTATGACATATTGCCGGATTGGTACACCGACACAGATGAGGCACGCCAAGCGGCTCGTTCATATGCAGTCGCAAATTGCTGTCCAGTTTTCGATTTGACGGTAAGCTAAAAGAAATTAATGATGTGCGGTTGTTGCAAATCATCAAAAGGAGTTGCATAATACAATACTCTAATCAACTGAAGGGAATTAGGAATGGATAACTTAGTGAAAAATATCTCCGGAAAATTGACAGTAAGCTCAAAGCAGATTGCAGATCACTTTTCTGTGGCTGGCGGTCATCGCTACATTTTGAGTGTAATCAGAAAGCTCATTAATGAATTGGGTGATTTTGGAGTGAAAAATTATTCGCTCTCCTCATATATTTCAAAGCAAAACAAAAAGTTGCCATGTTATGAAATCACCAGGGATGGATTCACGTTTCTCGCAATGGGATTAACTGGGCCAAAAGCAAACCAGTGGAAAATTAAATACATTGAAGCATTTAACGCAATGGAAAAGATGCTTTCCGGTGAAAACAGTGTCATGCAACAACTCAACCAGGCAATAAAACTCATGGAAGATGACAAGCAGATTGCTAGCTCATGCGGTAAAGGTCTTGGTGAGTGGAAGAAGGCGAGAGCGGAGCACATTAAAGAAATAGAAGATTTGAACAAAAGAGCCCAATTGCTTTTAAATTTTTGAGTTGAATTAAAATAATCGATACGTGACACAGATCAATGTTTTAATTGTGTGATGATTTATACTCGAATTATAAAAAACAAGGAGAATAAAAAATGGCTTTAGATGTTGTTCGATTCGTTAACGATCAGCAACCGCTGTTCATGTCGTCGCTGACTGATGAAAAGATATCATGGGCAAAGGAAGCTCAGTTTGCAATCCAAGCTTTCCAGAAAAACAAATATTTGGCTGACACCGCAACATCAAACCCGACAAGTGCACAGAACGCGATCATTAACGTTGCAGCCATCGGCATTACGTTAAACCCCGCGTCAAAACTAGCTTATCTTGTGCCGCGTGACGGCGGTGTATGTCTGGATATTAGCTATATGGGGCTGCTTCATCTTGCCCAAACAACAGGAGCTATCAAGTGGGGGCAATGCAAGCTCGTTCATAAAAATGACATCTATGAATCAAATGGACTGGATTGCGCGCCGACCCACAAATACAACGCGTTTGAAGAACGCGGCGATGTTGTTGGTGGATACTGCACCGTTAAAACCGCAGATGGCGACTATCTAACCGAGGAAATGAGCATTCGGGAGATCGCTCAGGTAGAGGCATCCAGTAAAGCTAAAAACGGGCCGTGGAAAAACTGGTGGGAAGAGATGGCGCGCAAGACTATTGTTAAGCGTGCTAGTAAATACTGGCCGAGAGTTGATCGTTTGGATAATGCGATCAACTACATTAACACTGACGGTGGGGAAGGACTTGAATCTGTATCCGCACCAATGGAAGAAGAAAAAATCGCAAACCCTATTGATGTGATTGTTGCGGCACTTGATCATCAAGGAAAAACTCTCGATCAATTCTTGGGCTGGGCTGGCAAAGTTCTGAAACGCGATATCCCTGATTTGTCTTTCTTGTCTCCAGATGAACTGCAAAAATTTGCCCGGAAACTGGAGGCCAATAAATGATCTACGAAAATAAACACATGGGGATAAATACTTGGAATGTTGAACAAGGGACCCCTGAATGGTTGAAAGCTAGATCTGGAGTCATTACGGCGTCCGTTGCTCACGCTGTAATCAAAAGAGGTCGTGGCAAGGATGGCTACTCAGCGGAACGTGCAACTTTGATGATGGAGCTTGTTGCTCAGATTTGTACCGGAGTTGTTCCGGAATCCATCAGCTTCAAACAGGCTGAGTGGGGGCACGAAAATGAGCCGTATGCTCGTGAGGCATTTGAGGCCGCAACCTTCGAAACGGTTGAAACGTGCGGGTTTATCTACAAAGACGATTCCCTACGCTGCGGAATTAGTCCTGATGGAATATCCGATTTGTTTGGTTTGGAGATAAAGAACCCGTTTACAACTCCGGTTCATCTGGCAACGCTTCTTAATGGAGAGATAAAGCCGGAGTATGTCACACAGTGTCAGTACAGCATGTGGGTGACTGGCTATAAACTGTGGAACTTCTGTTCTTACGATCATCGCATGCGAGGGAAACCAGAGAATCGCCTTTGCATCATCCCCATTTATCAAGATGATGAATTGATGGAAAAATTTGATGTTGAAATTCCGAAGTTCATCACAGAAATGGATGAGATTTTGGCTAAACTTGGATTCAAGTTCGGTGATCAGTGGGTTGGTTAGCATGAGCAAGGAATCATTTGCAGAGGTGGCACACAACAACGTGCTGCGACAGATAGCCAGGGAGTGCATCAAAGATGTTCCTGATTTATCAAAACTGAAACAACAGGAGAGAGACGCAATAACAAGACCTCTAATTAAAAAATATTCAACAAAGGCAACAAATTTAGGTTTCACGCATTTTCAGTTCATTTATGCGCTCGGGATATTGACGGGCCAATTCATAGAGAGATAAACAATATGAACAATTTATCAATTGCTGGGAATATCGGGAAGGATGCGCGAGTTAATCAGGTTCAAACGTCAAAAGGAATGATGTCGGTAGCCAATTTCTCGCTGGCCGTTCAGACTCGACAGAAAGATCAAGCAACAGGAAAGTCCATTAGTTTGTGGTTTGATTGCGCGATGTGGGGCGAGCGAGCGGATAAGCTGGCGCAGTATCTTACTGCAGGATCGAAAGTCGCTGTCGTTGGTGAGGTTGGCGCTGACACATACACGGATGGGCAGGGGAATGTAAAACCCAAGCTGACAGTTCGAGTGTCTGATATAACCTTGATGGGATCGGCAAATCAATCTGGACAAGCAGCAACACAGTCACAAGCGCGTCCGCAACAGCAATATCAGCAAGCTCCACAGCAAAGGCAGCCGTCCGGCGGATACAATAAAAACGATGTACCGCCGATTGATTTCGATGATATGCCATTTTAATTCAAATCGGCCTTCGGGCCGTTTTTTCTTGGACGAAACAAATGAGAAAAATATCGTATTTTTTGAGAAACAAAATGGTATGCGATAATGCATGCCGACACATTCAGAATCTACAAGTGAACGAGGATAAACCAATGGTTGTTTCCATTCAGGAATACACTCGATCTCTAGATCAAAACGCGAAATTTCACGCTATATGCAGTGACATGGCAAAATCTGCGCAATACATGGGGCGAACTCTAACGGCCGTTCAGTGGAAAGTGTTACTTATATCTGGGCACGCTATCGCAACAAAGATCGGCGCTGATGTGATTCCTGGCATTGAAGGCGAGTTCGTCAACATTCGCGAGTCATCCGCATCTATGGGTGTTGCTCGCATGTCATCGCTGATCGAGTACAGCATTGCGTATGCAGTGAGCATTGGCGTTAAACTTTCTGATGGTGGTTGCTATGTTGAAACAAACTAGAATTGAATCATCAAAAATAAGGGCCGCAGCAAAGGGCCAGGAATGCACGCTAAACATAGCTGGAGTGTGTAGCTACGATGACACTACCACAGTCCTTTGTCATCTTCCTGATGAATCCCACGGGGTAGGAAGAAAGAGTGACGACCTTTCTGCGTGTTTCGGTTGCTCAAGTTGCCATGACGCGCTAGATCGGAGGTCTGGCGGATTGCCAGATGACGAGCGAGAATTCTACATGCGTCGAGCAATGGTAAGGACTTGGCGAATCTTGGTAGATATGGGCATTATCTCAATCAAGGGGGTTAAATGAGAAGTGAGACTTTTTTCATTCCCATCATGGGGCCTTCCCTTAATCAATTGTATTCTGGGGTTCATTGGGCAAAGCGGAAGAAGATGGCCGACAAGGTTCATGATGTT